TGCTTTTTAATGTAATATCTTTCGATTCGGAAACATCTTCAATCAGGCTATTAATTGACAAAAGCAATTTGTTAACAAGTTCCGGTCTGGTAATGTTTGCTCCGGCTTTTTTCTCAGCCCAAGCCTCTTTTTTTGCCCATTCGCTGATTGTTGCCTCACTGATGCTGGTGCGTTCCGAAATAGCCTTTTGCGTTTCGCCCTGCATATAGAGCAACTTTGCAATCTCTTTTTTATCTGCTAACTCACTTTTGGTAAGTCGTTTTTTTACTTCTTTTTTTGCCATATTTTTAAGATTTACAGTGCAAAATTCAGTATAAAATACGCGCAATAAAAAAATGTGTGTCAAAATGAGACTGTTTTTTGATTGGTGGTAAAAAATAACGGAATTTTGCCTCACAAAATAGAAAAAAAGTATGGCTAATAAAAAAATTGACAAGGAATTTTGCTTGACTGACAATAGCGTAAATGTGTACGGGTACCGTATGCTGACTGCGGGTTGTGTTTTAGAACGCTTTAACCCCGCGATCGGATTTCTAATGCACGACCGCGATGCCGGTGTAGCTGTAAAATGGGAAGATTTTCGCATTGACGGCGATAAACTTTTTGCAAAACCTGTTGTAAATGAGAGCCGTTTCCCAAAATTAGCAGAAGAAATCGAAGCCGGATTTTATAACGGCGCATCTGTCGGGAAAATCGTAGCCCTCGAATTGAGCGATGAAAAGAATCTGATGCTTGACGGTCAAACGGGACCAACCGTAACAAAATGGTTCCCTCGCGAAGCAAGTATTGTAGATATACCCGGCAATTACAGCGCACTTGCACAACTGTATGACGAAAACAACAGCGTACTGCGTGATTTGAGCGACACAACCCAAATAAACAACAATATGAGTAAATTAGTTTTAACATCCGAGCAATTAGCATTGCTCAATTTGAAAGATGATTCCACCGAAAATACGGTGGTTATTGCATTGAAAGATTTGGCAGACAAAGCCAAACGCACCGAAACGGCAGAAAAAGAACTTGCCGACCTCAAAGCCGCAACGACGGCAAGTGAAGTGAAAAATATTTTGCAGGGCGGCTTGGATGCTCACAAGTTGAGCAAAGAACTTGCCGACAAACTCGAAAAAGATTACGCAGGAAATCCCGCAGGTCTGAAAGCATTAGTGGACGCAATGACCGGACAAACTCGCGTAACAGGCGAAACGGCAGGCGGTGCGGGTATTCCTGAAAAGTATTCCGGTAAATCGTTCAAAGACTTGTATGTGAGTGGCGAACTCGCAGATGTGAAGAAAAATTATCCCGATTTGTACGAACAACTTAAAAACAATAAGGAGGACTAAAAAATGGCAATCAATTCCGGCGCAATCAGCGCAATTCCCGTAGAAGTTTTTCAGAATTATATTATTGAGAAACTTCGCAGAACAAACCCGCACTTGCAGCACGCAACCGACGAAAGTTCGATGGTGCTTGGCGGTTCGGTAGTTCATATCCCACAGGCTGGCGCATCGCCCGAAGTGGTAAAAAACCGCTCTACTTTTCCCGCAACGGCAATACGGCGCGGAGACACTTTTATTACTTACGCGCTTGACGTGTTCAGCACCGACCCAACGCACGTAAGTTGGCACGAAAAGAACGAAATCAGTTACGACCTTACCGACAGTGTGTTGAACGACCACGTTAATACTTTGGTAGAAACAGTGGGAGACAATATGATTTACAACTGGGTAAAAGGATTGAAACAAAGTTCAGGATCGTTTGTTGCAGACGTTATTCCGGCATCGGCACGTATCAAAACCAGCGGTGCGGCAACTGCCGTAAATCCCGAAGACGGACAAGTCGGAAATCGCAAGGCATTTTCGTACAAAGAACTGCAGGCAGCACAGGCGAAAATGAACAAAGCGGGTGTTGCGAAAGAAGACCGTTACGCAATGATTGAAAGTTACCAGTACCAACAATTCATTGACTCTCTGAGCGCAAATCAAATGGCGGCATTTCAGGCGAGCGCAGACCTCAAAAATGGCATTGTCGGGCGATTTGCCGGCTTTGACGTAATGGAACGCTCCTTTGTTTTGGCATTTGACGACAGCAATGCCCTGATCGCACCGGGAGAAGCATTGGGCGAAGACGACAACCTTGCATCGCTCTGCTGGCAAAAAGGAAGCGTAGCAAAAGCCGAAGGCGATATGAAGCCGTTCCAAAACGTGGACGACCCGCAGTATTACGGCGACATTTTCAGCGCATTAGTGAAAATGGGCGGTCGTTGCAGACGGCAGGACTGGAAAGGTATCATTGCTATTGTACAAGCAGCATAAAAATATACAGCGAACCCGTATTATTATGGCAAAGCCTGTTAAATACCTTGTTATCCACTGCACGGCGACACCGGAGGGGAAAGAAGTAACGAGTGCAGATATACGCAAATGGCACTTATCACCTCCGCCGATCGGTCGTGGCTGGAAACAGGTAGGCTACACCGATTTAATACATTTGGATGGCAAAGTAGAGCGGCTTGTACAAAACAACGAAGATGCTAACGTTGACAGTTGGGAAATAACCAACGGTGTGGAAGGTATCAACAGCGTAAGTCGGCATATTGTATATGCAGGCGGTTGCGCTTCCGACGGCAAAACGCCGAAAGATACCCGCACCAATGCTCAAAAAATTTCCCTTGAAAATTATGTCAAAGATTTCCACAAGCGGTTTCCGTTTGTGGAAATCAAAGGGCATAACGAATTTGCTAACAAAGCCTGCCCATCTTTTAACGTACAGGCGTGGCTTAAAAATATCGGAATAAAATGATCACTTTTGAATATATAAGCTTTGTTCTCAATCTGCTGGTTAGCGGATCCTGCCTTGTTGCGCTGCTTACCTTGAAATCTACCCGCATCAAAGCCGGCGCAGAGGCAAAGGGAGCGGAACACGATGCCAAAGGCAAAGAGATAGAAAACGAGGAAAAAGCGTCAAAACTTCTTATGGGCTATATTGTTGAACCTCTTAAAAATGAAATCAATGCTTTACGGAGAGAAATTAAGAAATTGCAAAAATCCATCGAAAAGATTAGCGATTGTCCTTCTGCTGATAATTGCCCTGTTCGCAACGAGTTGCAGAATAACAAAAACAACGACGAGTAGTAGCACAAGCAGAGAAACAATCGGCATTGCTATTGCCGATAGCCTGCGTATTCGCGAACAGGTGCGGCAGGAGTATAATGCGAAATTTGAGGTTTGGAAAAAGTACTATTCCGAAGAATGGTATAAAAATATGAATGCCAATATTCGCGATTACGACACTGATAAGCCGATTATTCTCGAAACAGGGAAACCGCCTATTAAGCGTGAAACCGAAATAACAAAAAATGAACAAGGTAAAATTTCCGAAAAACAGGAAAGCGAATTGCAAGATATAATTTTACAGATGAAATGTTCGTTTGATAGTCTTGCAACTTCTTTCAATAATTTTCAGCAGGAAAGCGTAAAATCGGAAATCGTTACAGAAACCAAGCCTACTCTTGCGTGGTGGCAAAAAACGCTAATATGGTGCGGTGCAGTATTTATAGCATTAATAATATATGCTCTTTACAAAACAATAAAACAACGTTTAAACACTTTTAAAAATGGAAAAAATTAAAAATTATTTCAGTCGATACCCAAACAACAGCGAGGTGTTCGAGAACGGTGGAAAACTATTCCACACACGCGGCGCAGCGCACAGTTATAATCAAGGCGACACAACAAGGTACACGAGAGAACAGGTTGAAAAACCTGCAAATGACGAAACCAAAGAAACAGTTACCTTGAAAGTAAAAGAAATCGAGGATTTTTCAACTATTCCAACCAAACAGTTGAGAGAGTGGGCAAAAACTCTCGAAATAAAACTTGCGAATAATAAAAACGAAACGCTTTTCAAGGCTTTCGCGGATTTTAAAGAAACTTTAAAGGACGAATAGTATGTCATTTCCAGGCGTAAAAATCAATGTAGAAAACGGCAATTTGCTACGCGCAATAGCCGTTTTAGACGGTGTCGGGGCAATAGTAGCCACAGCCGGACAACCCGCTAATATCGGTGTTGTTCGGGTGGTTTACAGCCTGCAGGATGCCGAACAAAAAGGCTATACCGAAGCCGACGAGCCGTTTTTGCATAAATTGATTAGTCAATTTTATGCGGAACTTGGCGGAAATCAGCAATTATATGTCTTCGGGACCGCCGAAACGGAAACGATGGTGGACATTGTTGCTGCAACCAATGCAGACGGTTTGCTGAAACTGCTGAACGAATCGGCAGGCGAGGTTAATCTTGTGGCTATTGCTCGCAAGCCTGTTTCCGGTTACAATGCCGGTACGGAATTTCTTGACGCAGATGTGCAAGCAACGGTTTTAGCAGCAAAACCTATCTGTCAAGAAATGCAAAGGAAAAACACGCCGATACGCATTTTTATCGAGGGTCGTATTGCTAACGAAAATGCGCCGATAAATACCTTTAAGCCTAACGAATCTGAAAACGGTTTTGTTGGCGTGGTACTTGGAAATGATATGCCCGACAACTCGGCTGCTGTCGGAACTGTACTCGGTCGTGCTTGCAGATTTGGCGCACACATCAAACTCGGAAGCGGACAGAACGGAGCAGTTACTGTTCCGCAAGTCTATGTTGGCAGCAGGCGCATTGAGGAGCGTTTGGATATGGAAACGTTGCATGATTACGGTTATCTAACCTTTATGCGCCGTCCCGGAGCTGCCGGTTACTTTTTCGGCGTAGATAATATGGCAGAAAAAGGCGATTTTCGCATTCTTGTACACGGTCGTGTCATTGACAAAGCGCAGCGCGTTATTGCATCGGCTTATTTGCCATACGTTGAAACAACTATCAGAGTAAACCCTGACGGAACACTCAACAGTACCGATACAGCAGATTTGGAAAATATCCTTACTCAAGCTTTGCGTACTTCTATGGGCGAACAGGCATCAGATTTTAAAGTAGTTATTGACCCCAGTCAAAAAATTACTGAAACATCCAACTTGGCAGTAAAAGCATCAGTGCAACCGCTTGGTTACTTGACTTGGATTACCGTAACGTTGGGCTTGGCTGCGCAATTATCTAACAATTAAATTGAAAAATTATGAACCAAAATATTAGAAGTTCAGAATGTGCGTGGCATCACGCAGAGTTAAAATTGTTCGCCAGAGTGATTAGGGGCTTTCGTGGCTTTGAATTTAAAAAAACGATAGAAAAGGAACATCTATACGGTGCCGGCAATAAGCCGATTGACATTCAAACAGGCAATGAGGCTGTTACCGGAAACCTTGTCATTCTTGGATTTGAACTTGACCAGCTCAATCAATCTGCCCAAATAGCCGGTTATCAGGATATAACCGAAGTCCCTCACGAAGCAATCGCGCTGACCGTATCATACAGAAAAACGCTTGCTGATAGAAAAACAACCGTAGCAGTAAGCGGAGTTGCTTTTACAGAATATACACACGCAATGCAGCAAAATGCTAAAATGCGCGAAGTAACTTTGCCGCTTTTGGCAATGGATATGATTTCTACAACTCTTCAAAAGAAGATTTTATGAAGAAAGAGAAAAATATTGT